CGGGCGGGTTTAGTGGAGCGCCGGGGAGGCGCAGGTGCGGGCTCGGGGGCAGGGGCCGCGTGAGCCACGGCCCGCCCCATCTGGATCAGCGCTTGCGCGTCGTGCTCGCTGACATCAACCACATCGCCAATGGCGCGGGGCGTGCCGCTCACGACGCAGGCGTCAACGAAGCGGACGAACATGATCAGGTCCCCAGCGCGAAGGCTTGGGCGTAGCGCACGGCCACATCAAAGTCCTGCAGGGCGGTGAGGATCACCTGGCCGGAGGCGGACTGCGAGTAGGGATCCATGGTCACGTCGAGACCGGACCACATGCCCACGAGGCACTGCGAGAAGTCGCCGAACAGAACGTCGTTCTGCACCATCTGGTTGCTCATCGTGACGGGGTAACCGTTGATCTGGTTGTCCCGCCCGTAGATGAACTCGGAGCCGGCGGCCGAGGCCACCAGTTGAGTCTTCAGGCCGCCGCGCATGGAGCTGTTCATGATGTAGCGCATGTTCGCCACATCCAGGTTCTGCGCGGAGATCGCGGTCTCCAGGCCCACGTAGTCGGCCCAGTCGCCGGAATCACCAGTGCCGCCGCCGAGGTTGCTCGGGAAGGTCACGGTGACACCGCCGCCGAGGGTGACGGAGCCGATGCCGGTGGTATTGATGATGCCGAGAGGCTGGCCCAGCACGCCGCTGCCGTAGCCGATGGAGTAGTCCATCCCGAGGGCGACCTGAGAGGCCATGTCGTTGCGGACAAGGTTCTCGATGTCGGGGCTGGACTGAATCAGCATCCGGCGGGAGATCGGCACGCGAGTACCGATCGTCTTCGGCGTCATGTTGACGATGCCGAAGCTCAGGCCGGAGTTGGTGACGTTGGTGTTCTCACCCACGAAGTAGTAGGTGGAGGCGCCGGTCTGCTTGCCGATCTCGACGTTGCCCTGCAGGCCGGAGAGCATCCGCACGCCGGATTGCAGGAAGGCCGAGCGGTTGCGCACGAGGTCGATGAACGACTCGGGGCGGACCGCGGCGACCAGCGCGCCACCGGCGGAGAGGGTGTCAACCACCTGGCTGCGCTGCATCAGCACATCCATGGGGATCAGCACACCGCTGGAGCTGCGGGCGTGCTTGGCCTCGGCGGCGCGGGAGCACTCAAGCTCAAACGCGGCCTCGCGGGCGACGGTGGGGTCTTCGTGACGGAGGGCCAGGTAGCGAGCGACCTTAAGGAAGCTGTACTGACCCTTCTCCTTCTCGCTCAAGCCAATGTGAGCGTCGTCGGCGCGGTGATCAACACCGGCGACTTCCACCTTGCGGAGCTTGGGGGAGGCTTCCTGGAGTTGGGGATAGGCGGCTTCCAGGGAAACGCCTTCGGCGATCAGCTTGCGGGCAAGCTCGGGAACTTCAAGGCGGTCGCCGGCCGAGATCAGGGCCTCGACTCGTTGACGCTCGGAGGCCCGCGCTTCGTCAGCGGTCGGCCCCTGAACCTCGATGGGGGGTGCGGGTTGCGACATTGGAATGTCTGTCGGGGGTTCGGATCCGCTGCGGGCGGACTCTTCCGGGATGCTATGAATCTCCTCGGGCTCGGGAGCGTGAGTCTCTTCCTGCAATGAACGACCTTGGCCTACCGTTTGGTCGGCGGGAATAGTGACAGAGCTGATCTCAAGCACAGGCCACTTGGTCACCATGTAGGTGTCATCGGGCAGCGCCTTGAGGTCGCCGATCTCGTAGGCGAAACTGACGCCACGGACGGTGCCACTCTCGATCTCGATGCGGCGCTTCCACTCCTCAGTGCCCTCCATCTTGGTGATGGGGCTCCAGCGCACCTTGCACCGGCCGCGCTTGTTGTCCATCCAGGCCATGTCAACCCGGCCCAGCACCACGTCGCGGTTGTGGTTGAACAGGTAGGGGGCCACGCCGTCAGAGATGCGGCTGAGGTCGGCGCAACCCTCCTCGTGGCTCAGGATCTCCTTGCCGAACCAGCGCTCAACCGGCGCCTCGGAGGAGAAGCTGAACTCCAGAGAGTCCTCTTCGTCCTCGGTCTCGTTGCCGACCTCAATCTCAATCGAGACCAGCCGCTCAAAGCGCTCACCGATCGCGGATCGAACCTTCTTGGGGAGAGGCGCGAAGCCCCGTGCGGTGGTCGCCATTACTCACGGCTATTCTTCAGCGGGGAGGCTATTGGCGGTATTCGCGGCGATGAACTCCTCCTCTTTGCCGATCTGGAGGATCACGTCCTCAAACTCCTCGCCGCTGTGCTGGTGGACTTGGTTGCTATAGGTATCCAGCTTCAGCTCGCGAGCCAGCTTGACCGCATCCAGCTCCTTGGTCGGATCGACCCACGCCCAAGAGCGGGCCTGCCACCGCGGAGCGGTGTAGCGGTCGGGGTTGCCCCAGTAGTCGGAGAACAGGCCCACGGGCAGCGCCCGCGAGAGCACTGCAGCCTCGATCCACGCCTCAAAGACGGCTTGGTGGAATGTCTGCACGAAGCTGGACTGCAACACCTTCCACCACTCGCGGTCCTCAAGGATTGAAAGGCGGCTGGAGGAGTAGTTGGTCTGACTGAAGTCGCGGCTGACGGTCTCGTAGCTCACGCCCTCGCCAGCGGCAGCCCGGCGCAGCATGTTGCGGACTACGTTGTCGTACTCCTTGTCGTCCGTGCCGAAGTTGGGCGGTATGACCTGATCGCCGGGGTTCAGCACGTTGTAAGAGCCGGGCTCGGTATCCCACAGGCGCTGGTTGTTTACGGTGTCATCTGTCTCTATCTCGCCCTCGCCGGGGACAATCCACCCGAGCTGAGACGACTGCACCCGCTTACGGATCCAGTGCGCTTTCTCATACTCTGCCAGATTGTGCAGGGTCAGCAGCACCGGCGCGAGGCCGGGGTAGCCGCGGGACTGGCTGACGCGCTGGGGGATGAACCAGTGGATGATGTCGCTGGCCGGCACGTAGACGTGCTTGAGCGGGTTGCTGGGGTAGGTGCCTAGCTCGTAGTCGCCGGGGTGCTCCGTGAGGATGGCGTAGCGCATCGGGCGGCCAAACTCGTCCACCTCGATGCCCATGCGCCACCAGCGGCCCGGCACGTCGGACACGCCAGTCTTCTCCACGTCGAGCATGTCAGACTCGATCATCTGGAGTCCCATTGGCACGCTGCTGTCGCCGAACGGGCGCCGGTAGATCCGCCAGATTGCCTCGCCGGACTCGACCAATGCCGCAGCACCCTGCAGTTCAAAGTCGTGGAAGCTCAGCTTCCCCGCAACATCGCAACTGCGCTTACGGCACCACTTTTTCCACTCGTTACTGATCAGACGGTTCCGCCGCTCATCCAGCTCTTGATCACTGCCGAGGCGATAGACCCGTGGGCGAAGCCGAATGCCACTAGCGCCCACCACATTGACCATGGTGGTGCGCTTGATCTGCGCCGCATAAGGGTTATCGCGGCAGACCTGGCGCGAGCGATTCCACAGCTCACGCAGGCTGCCCTTGATCTCCGAGTCCGCCGAGGTCTGACTACCTCGCCAGTCATAGGTGAGGCGGTTGAGACGCGCACCCTCAAACGCTCGCGAGCCTGAGCCATAGCGCACACGCTGCAGGTAGTTGCGAAAGAAGCTGCGCAGGCCCATCAGTAAGGAGCAAAGCGGATGTAGACTTTGCGCCGGTCACCGAGCCCGTTAGCCAGGTCGTCCTCGCGCTTCTCGGAAGCTACCTGCGACATCAGGCGATCACGCCACTTGATCAGCTCGGCGAGGTCGGTGCGGACCACCTTCCGGCCGCCAGCTCCGGTGCCGATCCAATACTCCTGCACGCCGCCGGTGGTGAGGGCGCGGATCGCGGCATCGACCGCATCGAGATCCTTCTGCGCCTGGCTGCGGAGGTCAAGGGCGCCGGGGCTGCCGGTGTAGACCAGCGAAGGCAGCACGCGGAAGCTGCTGACGCGGACGGTCTCCTGCTGGCTGGCGACGGTGGCCGTGACCTGGCACTGCCAGTCACCCACCAGCAGGGTTGCGGACTGGGTGGAGGTGATCTCAAACTGCCAGCCGCCGGTGACAGCGGCGCCGGTCAGCGTGAGGCCCGTTGCGGAGTTGGTGCGGAGATACGCCCTGACGGCTGTGGCAGCGTCGTCGGCGTCTTCCTCGATCCAGGTAACGCGATCACCGGCGCGGAAGCTGGTGGGGATGGTCGTCATTTCAGGACGTTCAATCCCCGCCGCTTGGCGGGCTTTTGCTCAAGCGAGGATAGCGATTTGCCCTCGGCCAAGAGTGCAGCGGAAGCGTCCACC